TTGTCTGGCCGACGCTGACAGCGGTCGCGTCAGGCAGCGTGACGGTGAAAGGCCCCGTTGGTGTGATGTCGATGATACGCGCGACAACGCTGTCGCCCTCGCCTGCGCCAACCGGCCAGTTAAGCGTGATGTCGGCGGTGAGCGCCAACGCCAAGTACGAAACGTCTGCGGGGTATATCGTCGTGCCGCCGAAGACTTGTGTGAAACTGCCAGACATCTTTAAGCCTCCTTACGCACAGCGGTTCGGTCGAGTATCTTGGCGAGGTCTTCGCCGTTCAACATGCCAGCCGCGCGGTCGTACATATTTTGCCATACAGGGATGCGCTCGTCGTTCTTCAGGAATGGCGTCGCCTCTAAGAGGGTGGCGTACAGAAGTATTTCAGGCGCGTTTTCAGTGAGCCAGTTTGTTTGCGCCTCCTCGTCGAGGAGCGGCGGCAACTGGTAGTATAGGATCTCGATAGGGTAGTCTACGTCCGGCGTCGGAGCGACAAGCCAGTGATTATAGTCATAATCGCTGTAGAATACCGGCTGTCCGGTTTCGGTGGCGTCTGGCCAGTAGCTGCGCAAATAATCGTAGCTGCGGGTATACAGGGCCGTGCGGCTGTTGTTACTCGCGCCGGTGCCGATGAACACGGACACAGTGTCGCGCCACCGGTCGGGTTTAGTTACGACGGGATTGCCTGCGGCGAGCTGCGTGGTGACCACGTTGATGAAGCCCTGTATCTTCAACTCGCGAGCGATGCGGCGCTCGGCGAGGTTGATTAGACGCGGGATTTGCTCGAAGACGATAGGGTCGGACGCAAGCGTGTCGCCGCGCTCAAGGTAGCGCTGCACGTCTTGTTTCAACGTCGTGAATGTCATCGCAGTGGCCATAACGTGCCCCTATAACAGATTTAACGCATAATAACAGCCTTCGCCGCGACTAGCGCGGCGAATTTGTTGTTTACCCGGCGAGGTACTGCGAAAGCAGTGTCGCGCCTGTGGCAATCGTGGCAAGTATGGCCGCAGCCTTGGCTTTCCAACCGAGGGCGGGCTTCGCTTCGCCGTCCATCGGCAAGATTTTGCCGACGGCTTTCTTGAGGATTGCCTTCTCGGCTTCTTTTTGGATAAGTTTCTTTAGATTAAGCATAATCGTTCTCCTTAGAGCCAAGTAGCATACTTCTTGGTCTTAGCTTTGCGGTCCTCGAGGCCATGTGTGCCCCCGTTGATCCGCTTCGTCAGTGCGAGGATGGCAGCGTCATTGATGCCCTGATCGCAAATCGACCACAGCTTGTTTGCGTCGAAGAACCACAGGGCGCTTTCAAAGCCCAGTTCGGTTGCGACGAGGTCTGGATTGTCCAAAATCTCCTGTTCGCGACCAATGTACCGACCGAATGCGCGGTAATTGTTCTTGCCCGTGAGTTGGAGGGGGCCTCGGCCTTTGTATGCGAAACCGTCGCCTGACGCCTCATCGCCGTTGCCCATGCGGTTAGCATAGACACGGTTAGCAATCTTGGCTGGCTGACGCTCGTAAGCCTTGGCCATTGCGTCGGTTGGGAAATACTTCCCGAAGATGCTGCGCAAACCCTTTGCGCTATAGTTCAGGTTCTCGCTGAACGATTTGAAGTTGCCGCTTTCGTGCGCCGTCTGGGCGAAGAAATGCGCGGCGCGGTTCTTGTTCAGCTTGAAGTGCGCGCAGGCGGATTTCAATGTCCCCGGACCGAACGCGCCATCTGGATGGCAGCCACATTTATCTTGAAGGTTCATTAAGCTCATTTGCCAGCACTCCGCCAATCAGGAAAGTCAAGTTCATCGACAACGCCGTCGCCGTTGGCATCGTAGCGCAGGTCACCGCGATACTTCTCCCAAGGCTCCATGTCGTCATCATCGTCATCTTCAAGCTCGTCGACGGGGGCGTCGACAGGCTGCATTTCCGGCGTCAGGTCGAGCGGCGCGGGCGGTGGCGAAGCAGGCTCTTCTGGCTCAGGGTCGTTGCGGTCTTCAGGGGGTGGTGGAACCAACTCGCCCTTCATGCCCATCAACGTGGCGTAGGAGCCAGCCACAGCGCCGACAACCGAAGTCATGACGTATGACAGCAAGCCGAACACGTCCTTGTTGTCGATGATTTCGTTCGACACGAACAGGCCAACAATCATGGCACAGGTGATCGCGACGATGACGAAGGCCATCGTGCGGGCGGCAAGCCATAGCGCCTTAATGCGCGCATCAAGCAGTTTATCTTCCATCTTTAGTCCTTTCCGGCCAGCGGGTTCGCCAGCGTCTTTTGAATACGTGCAGCAGTCTCAGTCTCAAGTTCCTTGATCCGGCGCTGTTGCTCCCTGTCCTGCTCACGCAGTTGGTCTATGATAGCGCGCTGCATCGACATGTTTTGCGCGTCGCTGTTTCTAACACTGCTCGACACTGCGTCAACGGTCTGGCGCGTTGCGCCCACGCTGCTGGAGATCGAGCCGGTCAGGTAGTTCAGGGCTTCGCTATTGCCTTTGGTCAGACGTTCGACGCTCGTGACGCGCTCGTCCAATACCGAAATGCGGCCTTCAATGCCCGATAGGTCGGGCGGCACGTAGGCCGCCGTGACTTCCTGCATCGTCAGGAATTGCTGATACACTTGGAAACCGGCCCACAGACCGCCGAGGATTGTGGAGAATGCAGCAAAGATAATGGCTATCTTGCCGCTGCTTAGGCCACCAATGTTAAAGCTGAAGCCGCTTTCGTCGAAAGAGACTTTGGGCTCCTCATCTGTACTGCTCATCTACCATCTCCTGCCAACGGGCATCGTTCGTCTGCATCATACGATACATCTCAAAGTTTGCGTCTTGCAGCCTACGTCTGCGGTATATATCACGAATTGCGTAAAAGTCAGCCCTATCTTGCAATGACGCCTGCGTGTACGCGGCGAAGCCCGGTACGGCTCCCATCGCTGCGATGGTTTCGCTCTCCCCCTCGGACATGCCGCTTTCGGTCTGAGGCGCGTTTCCGCCTGTGGCCGAGGGCTGGGACGAACCGAGGCCCAGCGCCTCGACCGTGTTGGACACAGACATCGGACTGCCCGCCGAGATCGCCATGTCCAATGGCGACGATCCTTGCGACGCAGACATGCTCGGCCCCTGCACAAACGATCCGCCGAATGCGTTATCGAAGCGCACCTGCACCGTGAACGTGCCCGACGCCGATGCGTCCTGTGTCTCTTGCATGGTGCCAGTTTGCGTTTGCAGACCGCCCTGCGCCTGTTGCGCTTCCTGCGTGGCGACATCCTGCTGCTGCGCGCTGGCTTCAAAGTCCGGGTTGACTGCGGCCAACGCAGCGACCTCGTCAGGGTCAAGCCGCTCATCCGCGTCGGCCTCTGCCGCACTGACATCTGCAACAGCCGCAGTCTCGTCTACGGCCTCATCAAGTTCTTCTGCGACTTCGATGGTGTCCGCAACCTCCTCAGCCCGCTCCAGCGCAATCTCCGCCACCTCTTGCACCTGCTCCACCTCCTCCGGTGCGAGGGTCACGCTCTGCTCAACAGCTTCGGCAATCGCGGCCACGGGGTCAGGTATCGCGTCGATACTGATTGGCGGACAGCTTGGGTCCATAGGCGTCACGTTACAGTCAACGGTAGCGGCGGGCGCAATCCACGACAGGATGCCCGACTGGTTCTGGAGGAACTGCGCGTTGCGCCCATAGAAAAGCTGGATGTTGTCGTCCGCAGTTGGGCCGGTGATGCCTGCGGTGAAAGTGTGGCCCCCATTAAAGCCCAAATTGCCGTAATTCAGTTGTATCTTGCCGTCGGCAAAGAGGCCGATCTCGAAGGTGCTGCTGTTGTTCGTGCCGTATTCGTTTACGCCATACCAGCCGAAGAGGATCGAACCGTTTTCGCGGCGGTAATAGGGGTTGCCAGTAAAGCTGATTAGGTCTGACCAGTAGGCGTAAATGGTGTTGCGCTGCGCCAGCTCTATAGGCCGCCCATCGCAGCATAAATGCGCCCCGCTTTGAAACGACACAAAGCCGTTGCTCGACACCCAAGCGTCTGTGAATGTCTGGCCCCAATATTCAAACTCAAAGCCAAGAGCCACGTTCTGCGTGTTATCGTCCCCCAAATTAAGGGGTGTCATCGTTGTTGGAACACCGTTGATTTGCGGCGGGATTAGGGCAGGCTCGTAGGTCTGCGCACGCAGAGGCGTTGCGCAAGTCAGCAGGAGAGCCACCCGCAAAGCGTATGTCTTAATCTTTGACAGGGCGAAGCTCGACGTTTTCGGTCCACGCGGCGCGGGCTTCCTCGCCAATCAATCCCAAGAATGGGCACGGTGTTCCGGCCATCTCCATTGCCCTAAAGACGCGGAAGTCTTGGCACAGGAGGCTCACAGCGGCAACGCGCATGCCCATGTCGTACAGGGTCTTCGACAGCTTCATGCGTTCGCAGTTCTGGTCACGCACAGTGCGGCCAGCCGACAGGCCGATGATCTGCGTCTGCACCGCGCCAGACTGGCCGGTGGTGCAAAGGTCTTGACTGTAGGACATCATCGACGGTGCAATGGCACTGGGAGGCGGCGACTTAATGTTCTGGTCAATTACCTGCCGCGATACGTTTTCACTGTAGCTGGTGGACTTGCTGTCATTCACGTTGACGTTGTTGTTCTGGTTGACGTTGTTGCTCGTCTGATTGATTGTGTCGCTGTTGATGTTGCGGTTGGTATTGTTGGCCGTGCTGTTCACGCTCTGGTTGATCGTGCTGTTGCTCGTGTCGGTATTGATATTCCGATTGGTGTTGTCGGACGTACTGGCCGATGTATTCTGGTTGATGTTGGTCATCGTCCCAGAGTTGATATTATAGTTTGTGTTCGTGTTAGCGGACGTGTTTTGGTTGATATTGGTCATCGTGCCGGAGTTGATATTCTGGTTCACGTTCGTGTTGGTGTTCGTGCTGGTGGACGTGTTGGTATTCGTGTTCGTGCTGGTGGACGTGTTGGTATTGTTCGACGTGCTGTTCGTCGTCGTGTCGTAGACATACGACGTCGGCGCAGGGGCCGCCTGCGCAAACACGAGGGAGGTCGCGCTAATGGCGGCCACAAAACCAAACAGAAACCGCTTCATCACCGATCCGCCTTGTTGTCTAATTTGTCCTCGATCCGGCGCAGGTGCATCATCACCTCGTCGAACTTCTTGTCGATGGCGTTGAACTTCTCGTCACCAAAGCCGAGACGCGCCTCAAGCAGCGTCAGACGGCTGTTGAGGTTCACCCACACGGTGATGAGGCCGCCGATAAAGGCGAGCACAGTGACGATGCTGACGAGGTCGAGGTCCATTATTTCAGGTTCCGCAGCTTGTATATGGTGGTCAGATACGTGTCTGTGACGCCGTCAACCAGATTGCCCACAGCGCGGTTGCCCTTGCATATCTCTTCGTGATGCTCTTCAATCCAGTCCGCGTCGGCCTCTAGGAGCTTCAGCACGTCGCGTTCGGTCACCTTTGGCGCGGGTATGTTGCCAATCAGCTCGAACGCGCCTTGGTACGCTTCCACGAGCTTGTCGATGGCGTCGATCACGTCGTCGTAGAAGTCGCCCAGTGACATGTGCTTGGCGTAGCTGCCGTCGCCCTTCGCGCGCCAGTGCTCGAAGTGTGCGACGTTGCGTGCATAAAACACGCGGCTGATAAGTTCCTCGATCACGACCCTGTTCCTTCTGCGACTTCTACCCAAGCCAATGTGGCTTCGTCCCAACGATATGGCTTGCCGTCATCCGGATATGCTGTTGGCGCATCCCACAGGCAGGTTTCTTCGTTCAGCGTCCATGATGGGAATGGTTTAGGCGGGATAAATGCGTCGCGGCCCGCATCGTAAGTGTAGCCAATGCCAGCATAGTTTTTACGCAGCGGGCGTCCTTCGGGGTGTTGTCCGCCGTGCGTGTTGTACGATGTCTGCACGAATAGCGCAGGGTCACCAAATAGGCCCGTGTCGATAACATCCTGCTCGATGACCAGAACCTCGGTGACGATGCCGTCGATAACTTTTGCAAAGTGGCTCATGCCGTGTAACTCCCAGATGAATTAAATTGAAGTATGGTGTTTGCACCAGAGGTTGTGACCACAGGCGAACCTGTTGTCGTGCCGGTGTAGAAAGCTGTTGGTACTGAAATTATGACCACGCCCGAACCGCCAGTAGTCGATCCACCAGCACCACCGTTACCTGTATTAGCTGTCCCAGCAGAACCTGTGCGAGAGCCACCTACCGCACGGGTAACTGATGTCCCTGTTATTGACGAAGCCAATCCGATGCCGCCAGCACCGCCCGCCGCGCTAGAGGCACCCGCGCCACCCGCACCGCCGCCACCGGCGGCAGTATTAGCCCCCGATGAGGTTCCCCCTGCGTTACCAAAACCACCTGATGCAGATGTAGGCTGTGTAGCCGCGCCACCAGCGATTGTACCGCCGCCGCCAGCGACAGTGGCACCACCGCCGGACCCACCTGACTGACCAGCGGAAAAGCCGCTACTGCCGCCGCCACCGCCGCCTAGTGCAGTTAACGAAAGCGCCGCCACAGTTGAGTTAGTGCCGTTACCAGCCGGAAAGCTGGTGTTAAATGGAACAGAGCCTCCAGCGCCAACATTTACTGAGTATGTTATACCCCTAAACAATGTTTGAGTAGAAGGGAGGTAGCCACCCGCACCGCCGCCGCCGCCGATACCGCTATTAGTACCGCCGCCGCCACCGCCAGCAATAACCAACATGTCTGCGCTGTAAAAAATACCACCACCGACAGCCGCAGTATACGACCCTGACGCTGTAAAGGTTAAAACGGCGTTATTACCCGCCCGCACAATCGCTGGAGAGCCGGTGCGCGTGCCACTATATTCCGACAAGGGAACAGAAATGACAACTACGCTACCCTTACCAGCAGACCCCGCCTGAAACGTGCTACTGTCGATGTAGTAGCCGCCATCGCCGCCAGCGCCATAGTAAACTGGTGCACCTGTAATTGTAGAAAGCAGTCCTATACCACCTTGCCCAACGCCGTTATATCCAGAGCCGTTTCCACCCGCGCCACCCGCGCCACCGCCGCCACCGCCAGATGTGAAATATGAAGTGCCGTCATAGTAGTAGTTCTGCAAGCCTTCTGGAATACTTGCGTTACTGCGTGCCGCGCTTGATGAACGCGCCAATATTGTGGTAGACCCAGACAGGCTTGAGTTAGCACCCGCGTTTCCGCCGGAGCCTTGCGCACCAACAGTTACGGTAAGAACACCAAGCTCAAAGTTTGACGCACCTGTTACAACGCCGCCGCCACCACCGCCGCCATAGGCTCCTGTATTACCAGCGCCCCCGCCGACAACGACGTAATTAACCAGACCGGCTTGAACAACGCCTACTATGGCTTCCCAGCTATTGGTATCTACCTTGACCAACTGCCCTGTTGCACCAGCCGGAACAACAGGAGAAGTAACAGCAACCGCGCTACCTTCGGGGAACACAGAAACACCCGCCCCCGACAGCAGGATGCTTGTCGTGCCTTGGTTAACAATCGTGATTAACGTGCCTATCGGAAAAGCAACCGACGCATTTGCCGGAATTGTAATTGTCTGTGCGCCAGTGTTGGCGGAATAGATGTGCTTGCCAGCGTCAGCCAGCACCAGCGTGTAGTTACCACTCTGGATGTTCTGCGGGTATGCCACCACTGCCGAGGCAGATGTCCAGTTTGTGCCGTCGCTGGTCAGGATGTTACCGGCAGTACCGGGTGAAGTTAAGCCTGTTCCTCCGTTGGTAACAGGCAGAGTGCCTGAAGCCGTGGATACGCTTACTGGAGGAATTATACTTGAGAGTGTAGCCATACTTATGCGCCTTCGTTAGTAATAGTCATCACAAAAGTTCCTCTACATGCCTATACCGTAAGCCACAGATCGACACCTTGGCTGTCAATGCCACTTCCAGCATAAACACTGCCATCCGTAGTTATAGAAGCGTAAAAATTTGGGTATAGGCCGCTCGTAACATGGCTGTATACGCTACCTACGAGGGGAGTACTAGAGTATCCTGATGTATATATTGACGCGCCGCTAACACACCCGAACCCTAAGTCTATGCTATAATAATCGTAACCACCCTCGCTAGACCCAGATATGGGCGACGTGGACAACTTGCCTCCAATAAACACTTCTGAAACAGCCTGTAGGTTGCTGTAGGTAGTGCCGCCTAAAGCCGACCCAGCAGTGTCCGATGAGCTATCTCCCGGCCATGACGTGCCGTATATATAGGCGCTTCCGAGATATATCCCTTTGAGACCATTGTAGCCATTTGTCACGGTAAATTGGACGGCCGTGGGGGCGTTCGGGCTTTTTAAGAAATACGATTGCCCTACAACTGTTTCAGCCGAAAACTGGGCAAGAGACGTAATAACAGCCGCTCCGCCTTTAGCCCCTGCTAGGACGCATAGTACCCCTGTCATGTCACGTTGCCCGTCGCCACCCATACTGTCGAGGTTACTTTGACCAGTGTTGCAAGGCCGTATTGGGCTAGTGTGCGCGAACCTGTGCTGGCCGCACCCGCTAGGCGCAAGGTATCCGTCGTGATACTGATTGTCTGGTTACTGCCACTGTTGTTGAATACCACAATGGTTGCCCCGATAGGGAACGCAACGGAAGCGTTTGCGGGGATAACCACGCCGCCTGTCGTGATGCTGATGTGCTTGCCCTGATCGGCCAGTGCCAGTGTGTACGACGCCGTCTGGCTGTTCTGCGGCAAGCCGCGATAGCCTATGGTGGCTGCGGTAATAGTGCCTGTCGCGGTAATTGTTACGTCTTGGTCGAGTGCGGTTATGTCCGTATTTGCGCCTGACGCGGCAGCGCCGAGGGCTGTTAAGGCCGCTCCTGCTGTGGTCGCGCCTGTACCGCCGTTGGCGATAGGCAGCGTACCGGAGACTTCAGATGTAAGGCTAACGGTTCCAGCAGTGAAAGCCGAGGTGCCATTACCTTTAACAACACCCGTGAGCGTAGTCGCGCCCGTACCGCCGCGTGAGACATTCAGCGTGCCGGTAGTCTGACTGTTAATATCTATTGCCGCCGCGCCTGCACCGCCGACCTGCGCGAATACGTTCCAAGTCGTGCCGCTATAGACAAACTGGACACTGACGCTGGAAATATCGCAGACGAGATTTTCGGACAAACCCTCGATGGTGGATCCGTTGCGGCCAACCGTGAGGTTGTTCGTGGCCCACGACGCTGCGGTGTCAACGACAAACACCTGATCGCCTACAGCCGGAGTGGCTGGAAGCGTAACCGTGAAGGCTCCGCCACTGGTGTTGGTCTGCACACCCTCGTCGGCAGCGGCGGTATAGTTAGACGTTTTGACCGTAGTGTACGTTATACCGCCGCCAGACGGAACTTGCGACACCCACGCGGTGCCGTCGCTGGTAAGGACATTACCCGTAGTGCCCGGTGAGGTTAAGCCCGTGCCGCCATTACCCGCAGGCAATGTGCCCGTTGGTGCCGATACGTTTACCGGCGGGAGAATGTCTGAAAGGATGGTCATAGTTACGCTCCCTCGGGTAGTGCGACCCACGCCAATGTATCTTCGTCCCAAGTGTATGTCTTGTCGTCATCTGGGTATGCCGTCGGCGCATACCACAAACATGTTTCTTCGTCCAACGTCCATGATGGGAATGGCTGTTGCGGGATGAACGCATCGCGCTCTGCGTCGTATGTATAGCCGATCCCTGCGTAGTTCTTCCGCAGCGGACGGCCTTCAGGATGTTGACCACCATATGTGTTATATGAGGTCTGTACCCAAAGCGCAGGATCGCCAAACGCGCCTGTGTCGATGACATCCTGCTCGATAACTAGAACTTCGGTGACGATGCCGTCTTCTACTTTTGCAAAATGAGCCATTGTACGTCCTTAGAATGTAATCGTGCCGGATGAGTTGAACACGTAAACCGTGTCACTGCCATCGGTGGTTATTGTTGGCGAACCTGTGGTCGCTGTTGCGGCTGAAGCTGTGGCTACGCGGATAATGACTACGCCTGAACCGCCCGAGCCACTTATTGTGTAAGAACCACCGCCACCGCTTCCTGTGTTTGCAGTACCCGAAGTGTTGCCTGAACCGCCGCCACCAGCACCGCCAGCGCCAAACGCATTGTTACCACCGCCGCCGCCGCCGCCAGCGCGTGTAACCGATGTTCCTGTGATTGATGAGGCCAAACCAGCACCACCAGCACCACCATTGTCGCCAGAAGCAGCGGTACCGCCGACACTAGCACCGCCGCCACCGCCGCCAGAACGGGTCACACCAGCACTACCGCTACCCCCATTAAATCCTTGGCCAGATACACCTGTGCCGCCAAAACCACTGCCAGTACCGCCGCCACCTGAGCCGCCAGCGCCACCAGTGATAGTGACGGCTGGTGTGCCCCCATAGCCCCCGCCTGTAGTAGTTACCGTTGTTGACCCAGAAATTACAGATGAGGAACCAATCGTATTTGACGCACCGCCAGCACCAACGGTGACGGCTATCGTCCCACCATTAAAAAGTGCCGTGCTGGTTAGATACCCACCTGCGCCGCCGCCACCACCGCCGCCTTGCCCACTACCGTTAGCCCCGCCGCCACCGCCACCTGCGATAACTAGATAAGTAAAGGATACCGTGTTCTCAGCGACTACGCCGAACGTAGCTTTCCAAGCATCTGTGCCTGTCTTCATTAGTTGCACGGCTTGACCAGCGAAAATAGCTGGTGAGGACAACGCACTGGTACTGCCGTTTGCTTTTATGGTTACGCCTGATGATGACAAAACAATTTTGGCAGTGCCATCATTCACAATCGTGATTAACGTCCCGATAGGGAATGCGACCGATGAGTTTAATGGCATAGTGATTGTCTGCGCACCTGTGTTGGCAGAATAAATATGCTTGCCAGCATCGCCAAGAACCAGCGTGTAGTCACCCGACTGGACGTTCTGCGGATAGGACACCGCGCTTGATGGGGCCGCTGCCGATGTCCATGTAGTACCATCACTCGTCAGCAAGTTTCCAGCAGTGCCCGGTGCGACAGTCTGAACCGCACTCGCACCATTCCCCAATACAACGGCATTTGCCGCCAGTGTGGTTGCGCCTGTGCCGCCGTTCGCTACACCAAGCGTCCCTGACAGGTCGCTCGTTGGGATAGTGACCGAGGCGGTGAAGGGCGAGGTGCCGTTGCCCTTGATGTAGCCAGTTATGGTGGACACGCCCGTGCCGCCACCGGCCACTGCAATAACGCCACCGCTTGCGCCGCCGACTTGGGCAAACACGTCCCAAGTCGTGCCGCTGTAAACCAACTGCACGCTGACGCTGGAAATGTTGCAAATAAGGTCGGTGGCCGACCCCTCGATGGTTGAGCCGTTACGCCCGATTGTAAGGTTGTTCGTTGCCCATGTGCCGCCACTATCGGTAACGATAACTTGGTCACCGACGGACGGAGTAGCTGGAAGCGTAACCGTGAAAGAGCCACCGGCAGTGCTGGTCTGCACGCCGTCGTTAGCGGCGGCGGTGAAGTTAGACGTCTTGACCGTAGTGTACGTGATGCCACCGGCTGCGGGGAGCTGCGACACCCACGCGGTGCCGTCGCTGGTCAAGACGTTTCCTGCGGTGCCGACTGCGGACAGCCCCGTGCCGCCGAGGCTAACAGCCACAGGAGCGGTTAGGCTGAATTGCGTGCCAGTTAGTGTCAGGCCCGCGCCAGCCGAGTAAATCTGCGCGGATGAAATCTGCGCGAATGTGATGTCTGTCGTACCAAACGTAATCGTACCCTGCGTATTGCAGGTGTAGGTCTCGCCTGCGCCGGTCGTGCCCTGCTGAACAAACACGGTCGAGCCTTCGCTCAGGCCGTCTGGGCTGGCGTTGACAAAAGTGTCCGCGTCACTGGAGCGTGTCAGCACCCAGTTTGTTGAGCCGGAACCTACGTTTGTTACGACATAGATGCCGTTCTGGGTCTCATCGGTCTGCTCATAAACAAGGACGCGGTCAGCGACGCTAACCGTCACGCCGTCGATAACTAGCGCCGCTTGAGTGCCAGCATTAGTCAGGGTAGCGCCGACCCCAGCAGTGCCATTGTTGTATGTCGCGTTCAGATTGATGGGGCTTTCGACCCGCACCGGCTGGTGGAAGTGAATGCCGCTTGAGGCTACTGTATCGACGTACTGTTTGTTGGCGATGTCATTGTTGCTGGCTGGGGCCGTGCTAACTGTACCTGTCGTGAGCGCGATTGACGTGATGTCGGTGTTCGCGCCTGAAGCCGCCGCGCTGAGGTTTGATCGTGCGGTGGCGGCCGTCGTTGCGCCAGTGCCGCCGTTGGCTATGGCGATAGAGCCCGAGATGTCTGCGCTGACAATGCTACGGAACGTGGGCGTGCCCGCCGCGCCGTCCGGTGCCGCGAGGACGGTGTTGGCCGTTTGCGTTGCGAAATTGGAAGGGAGGACGGCCAGCGTCCCTCCGAGTGTCAGCGAGCCTGTTGTCGTCACTGTGCCGCTCAGGTTCAGCCCGCTGACGGTGCCGGTGCCTGAGACTGACGTCACCGTACCTGTGTTCGACGTGTATCCTGCGGGGTTGCTTGCGGGATACGCGCCTAAGTTCGTCAGGGCCGTGGCCGCGTTTGTCGCGCCTGTACCGCCATTTGCAACGGCAAGCGTGCCGCCGAGAGTTAGCGTGCCTGTCGATGTGATCGGGCCGCCAGTGAACGATAGGCCAGTCGTGCCGCCGCTGGCGTCAACGCTGCTGACAGTGCCTGTGCCGCCCGTGGATGTGATGGTGAAGTTGGGATACGTGCCAGTTACGGACGTCAAGCCAGCGCCTGTCAGCGACACAATCTGGTCGGGCGCGGTGTTGACGACGTTAATGGAGCCGGACGACGTTATCGGGCCGCCAGATACGCTGATGCCTGTGCCTGCCGTCAAGTTTACGCTCGTGACGGTACCAGCCCCTGAAATCGTCTCCCATTGAGGCTCGTCCGTGCCGTTAGACACAAGAACTTGGCCAGCAACGCCGGGGTTGGTCAGCGCAAACTTCGAACCCGTCGAGTATACGACGGCACCGGCAACGGGAGAGAGGGCGTCGCCAGTGCCGCCGCGACCCAAGGGGAGCGCGCCTTGGGTTTGGGTTGCGTCGGAAAGGTCCACGGCTGGGTGGACGTGATCCCCGCGAGATACATTGGTAGCGGAGCCCGGCGACGGGACCCCGAGTGCCAAGGGCGTTGCCACAGAAAAGTTGGCTGCGAGTGCTACGTTGTCGGCAAGCGAGCCGCCGCCTACTAGGCCCGGACCGGCCGTGATTGTGCGTGAGGTGGGCACGAAGCCCGTGGCGTCGAGTGCAACCGTGCTGGCGCTCGTGACGCGGCCCTTGGCGTCGACAGTGAGGATTGGGATGGCTGATCCCGAGCCGTACGTGCCTGCGGTGACACCCGTAAGTGCGAGCTGGTCGAAGCCAACGCCGCCGGGCGCAATCGAGATGACGCGGTTTTCGGACAAATCCCCGCCGCCTGCGAGGCCCGTGCCCGCCGCGATGACGCGCGTGGACGGCACTGCGCCAACGGCAGCGATATTTGCGAACTGGACCTTGTATGTCCGCCCCTCAAGGATGTACGGCAAGTAGCCGAGCGTACTCGAGCCCATGTACTCGGGCAAGCCAGTGATCGGCGTCGGGATTAAGTTGGTAGGTACACCCACAGCTATTCGCCTCCGTAAATTAAAAAGTCGTCAAAGTCCTCGGTGACGAGGAATTGATTGCCGTTTTCCGTAATGACGCCGCTGGGGTTGGTCGGTATGGGCGCGTCCGTGCGCATGAACGGCAAAGTGATGTTTTCCGTCTGCCGAGCGGGCAAGCGGTACGGATCGAACTGATCGAGGTCGGCGTCGCAGACACGCAGGCCGGGGAAATTTAGGTCCGAATGCAGCATGTGCAGCGGAAACTTGCGGCTGCAGCGTGCGCAGATGCCGATGCCCAGCGTCGGGTTGCCGCGAGTGTTAAGAAAGACCGGCATCAGCTCAGCGCCTCGTCAGGACGCGGGAACCGCAACGAAATCTGCTCACCGGCGCGTGCGGGCAAGCGATACGGGTCGTATTCGTCGAGGTCATCGCGGCACACTTTTAGGCCCGGACTGTTGCGGTCGCTCCACAACTCCTCCAGTGGGAATTTGCGCTTGCATCGGTCGCATATGCCAATGGCCAGCCACCTCTTTCCGCGTGTGTCAAGGAAGCCCTCTACTGGCACGGCCTTATCGCGTGTACATTGATATGTTTGGCAAGATCATCATCGGGCTGTTGTCCCGCTCTTCTTGCTGCGCGAAGTACAGGCTTTCCTTAGCCTTCGCGTCGAGCATTGAGATCATGCTTGGGTCGACTTCGATATACTCCAGCGCCAGACGCGCGGCGAGCATAGCCACAATCGCCTCGTACCAACGCTGCGGCACTTCGATTTCTTGCGTCATGGTGCCTACGTCCATGATGTAGCGCTGACGCCACAGGACGATTTGGTACACTTCCGCCTCTTGATTGGGGACCGGCCACATGTGCATCACTGGCTGCTGCACTTGACGGTCAAACCAGTACTGAAGTGGACGATTTGACTGGAAATATTTGTTCGGCAGGTTCGTGTAATCGTCGCGGTTGATGCGCGCCAGCGGGATTTCGGTCGGCATGTTGCCGAGATACACAAGACTGAAGCTCAAAGTGCCTGATGTCGCGCGTACGCGGAAATACGTTGTCGCGACGCTGCTTTCGAGGTCGAACCACGTCCACTGTCCGGCCGTTGCTGACGGTGTTTCTGTCTGGATGACGTCCCAAATCAGGCCGTCTTCGCTGCGCTCAAGGGCCAGCGGCACGGCGTCCGCCGCCCACTTGACGCCTACCGTGCTGACGAACGTCGGTGAGGTAAAGTTTACTTCACGTGCCGTTGACGTGTCGTAATTGATGCCGGTGACTTGCTGCAGCGTGCGCAAGTTGCTGTTCAGGACGTCGAGCGTGCCTGTGTCGAGGGTGATGTCGCCAACGCCGTTGTAGAGCGGGTATATTTGCTTGTCGATGCACCAGAGCTGGATGCCGCGATTGGACAGGTCCGACAGCAGCATGAAAAGCTGGTCGTTTGCGATGTCGACATGCTCGGGCGTCAACGACTGCGCGGGCAGTTTGCAGCGGCGCGCCGCGTTTTCAATAACTTTGCGGGTATTGAAAACCGTCTGCGATACTGTGTTTGAATAGGCCATAAGTTTTTGCTCGCTGTTTCAACGCAGCAGCGCGCAAGCGTGAGCGCGCATTTCTGACCTGACCCGCATACACGAAAGCAGTCTCGGCTACAATACCGAGACTGCCTTAGATGTTATTAGCACTTGCCCTTTGGCATTGCCATGAGGCCACCCTTGCTGCGCGGGATTGGGAGGCGTATCATCGGACGGTCGCTGTGCGCGGGAACGGCCTTCTTCTTCTTGGCGGCGAGGGCTCCGAGCTCAGCCATACTATTCATGCTTTTTGCTGGTGCCTTCTTGGCGGGGCTCACGCCGCCCGGTGTCATGCCGAGTTCTTTATCCGTCATACGGCGGCCAGAGCTGTCGGTTGGGCGGGTCGAAATGCCCTCGACTGGTGGCTTGCGGCCCTCCATGCGGCGACCTTCTGCCGCGACTTCGGCAGCCGTCGCGCGTTTGCCGCGCTCGTTGTACACGCCGCCGCCATCAAACTTCTTTACGACGCCGCCAGTGGCTTTCTTCACTGGTCCGCCGCACATGTACTTCACCTTGGTGCTGTCTTTGAAACCTTTCATGTCACTTACCTTTCTTGCGGGCCGCAGCCATGTTATCAACGAGATTTGGATATGGTCGCCCGGCCGCCTTGGCGCGGGCCTTGGCGGATTTCTTCTTTTTGACCGATAAATCCTTCGGCTTTCCGAGATCCTTCGGGCGTTTCTTGTCCCAAACGGCTAAATCGCTCATATCAACAGTCCCATTTGCGTAGTGATAGGGCCTTGCGCGTCGGTCGACCCTTGTCGTCCTTCATCGGCCCCGGCATGCCAGACATTCTTGCGCAAAATGACTTGCGCCGCGCAGCGGATTTGGGTGATTTCTTCGCCTGTTTGGCCGAAACGGGTGGCTTGATGTCATGCCCCTGAGCGCGCAGCGATGCGCGCCCCTTGGCGTTAAGGCCACCCTCGGGGTTCTTACCCTCCTTGCGGGTCCATGCGCCTCCCTTGGCGCGCTTGACGGCAAGGTCGCTCATCATCAATCTGCGTAGGACTTAACCATCTCAAGGATGATTGTGTACGTATCACCTGCGGTCTGGTCGAGTGTCGAAAACTGAATATCGCCCGTCTTGCCTGCGCCTGCGTTGTTCCACAAACCGCCGAAACTTTCGTAATCGGAGACGTAGTTGTTGTTCTGCGGGACGACGGTGACAAGCACGTCGGTGGTCGCGTCCCAGTAAATGGCCACTTCCATGCCGTGCGTCATGGCGTAAATCTTTGTGATTGTAACGCCGTCGCAAGGCCGGTCAAAAGAACTGGGGAGGAGTGTCGATACATCAACCTTGGTCACCTTGGTCTCGCCGGTGCCGTCGGAGATGTTCGTGAATTTCATGATGGCTTTGCGTTCGCCATCGAACAAGATTTGTGTTGCTACTGCGTCTGCCATCTGTGTGTTCCTTATAAAATGCGGCGGGTAGCAGGGACTTCCGATCCACTACCCGCACGCACTATATCATCGCGTTAACGATTAGTCATCAGCCGTTGTTTGAACGTACAGCATGGTGACGCGAACTTGGCCTGCAGTCGGCTGACCGACTGAGGTTACAGTTGCGACAACCGCACGGTTCGTGCCAACATCGTCCATCGCAGCGAGCTGCGCAGCGCTGAAGCCGTTTGAACGGCGAGCTGCCGTCTTTACGCTGACTGCGCTGAGGTACTGCGTGCCGCCGGAAGCGGTACCGGCCGAAAGCGTGGCCGAAGTCGCGCTGTCGTAAGCCGTGAGAACGTCAACGTAGAAGTCAACAATCTGCGAAGACGCAGGGATGTTGAACGTCGCGTTTTGTACCAGTGTGGCGTCGAAATTGATCAACGCGGTTTGGCTGAGATAGGCGAGGCCGAGGTTTGGGCCAAAGCTTTCGCCTGCGTTGCGGTCGCCAGAGGCGAGTGGTCCGCTCCAAGTAGTCTGTGACATTTAGTTTCTCCTTTAGAGAAGGGAGGGGGACCGAAGTCCCCCAACCCGATTAGATGCCAGCCGTACCGTATACGCCGCGTGGATCGGTCCAACCGAAGTTGTAACGCTCAGTGGCCTTGTAGCGCATGCTGTCGGTTTCGAAATCACCTTCCATGCTCTTCTCAAGACCGCGACGCATTGCAAGCTTCAAGCCTTCAGGCGCGTCAGTCTGGATCCACCATGCAGTGGTCGAGGTGATACGCGACAAGTTGGCTTGTCCGCCGTCCAACATTCCCATCGAACGGACTGGGTTGACGTCGTTGTTAGCAGTGCCAGCGCGCAGTGCGGACTTCAGCAATACTTCAGCTTGGAACACGTTCGAAGGACCGGAAACGATCTTCTTAGGTGTCAAGCGGATGCGCTTGCCGTTGTTGTCTACCGCGTTGCGGATCTGGATCAGCAACTGCTCAAGTGACGTTTGCGAAAGGTTCGCAGCGGTCGAGAGCTGGTTAGAGAACGTGCCTGCAGCCGTTGGGTGAGCCGTGTTAACGAGCGATACGCCGTCGCCGCCTGCAAACGCGCTGTTGAATGCGCGGTTGAGGATGTTGGCACCGAGGGTTTCCTTGGTCTCGATCAGTGACTGAGCGAGGTGACGGGCGTAGGTCTGACCGATACGGATGTGATCGCCATCTTCCACCAGAACCTTTGTAAGTGCAAAGGCAAGGCCGTAGACGCGGTACACGTAGCGCTGAATGAACAGCACGCCGCCGGATTGGTACGTGACAGGCATGCCGTCTGGCAATTCTGGCGCGGCACCGAAGCCGAACAGTACAGGCTCTTCGTGGTAGTTACGGGGAATGCCCTTGAACTCTTTGAAGACCTGCGACCATTCGTCAGCGCGTTGGTCATAGATGCCGTTGAACTCTTCGTTTAGGATTGGTTCAACGATGGAGCGGAAGTCAGTACTTCTCATTGGGGTAGCCATTGTTCAAGCCCTCCTTAGTACGCGGCGCGGTCAGCGACGTTCTGGTGCTCAGATACCTGAACTTGAACAATCGTGAAGTTATCGCCGAAGTTGTTGTCTGGACCGGGTGCGATGTCGATGATGCGCATTTGCGCGTTACCGGTGTCGGTCAGTGTTGCGGTGTCAAGCATCATTGCCGACAGACCAGTTACGGTCGATCCTGCAGTGATTACGGTGAAGTCCGCTTGCTTGCCAATGTCAGTCACTGCGATTGAGCCATTTGCCTGAATTTCATAGACAATGGTTGGGTCGAGTGTGACGTATGCAACGACGTCGGTGCCAACCTGAGAGGCTGTCCACTTGTTGCTTACGCGACGACGGCCGTCGCTGTCGGTGAATTCAACACCTTGGAACGTACCGATGTAGCGGTCGCCGATGGCGGCTGCTTGGATGGTCCCGTCAGTGCCAATCTTGACTGGCTGGCTCTGCAGGATGTTCGCGCTGTAGCCCGACGCAATCGAGTAGGCGGTGGGGCGAACCACACCGCTTGGCGAATACGAAGGACGAAGGCCGAACGGTTGAGAAACTGTGCTCATGTCCATTTACCTTTGATTGAGTTGCGTTAACCGCTTAGGAGAAAATTCCCCGTCGCGGCTTATGGTCACGCATTTCCTGCATGCCGTCACCCTCAAGTAACGATGAGCCAGCTCGCTCAGCATCAGACCGCATCATTTCTGCGACTTCAGCCAATTTGTCCTCTTCGCGTAGCGGAGCATCATGGTGAGCTTCCTGCATGAACCGTTCATAAAGGCTCAAGGGCAGCTTAAACGCAAGCATCTCGTTAACGGCAATCAAGCCAGCATATTCGCCAGTCTTGACCGAGGCATACTCCATTCCGGGAACTTCTTCAGGCTTCACTGGCTCGTAACCGAGCTGTGTACGCCGGTGAATTGGATCACGCGGGTTGGTCGTAGTAAGCCAGCACAAATGATACCCCGGTATTTCGGGCAAATCAGGTAGTGCGTCGTTAAACAGTTGGTTACGGAACATCTCCAGTCGGTCGTCCTCGCTGGTTTCACGGCGTTCGGTAACCTCGCGGGTCTCCGTGCGTCTCGTGTCGCGGCGTCCAACAACGTCGAATTCCGGTGCTTTCTTAAGGCGGCTATCTTCTGTATTATCTGTCATTTGTCTCACTCCTTTTAACGAGCCGGACCAGCATCATACGATTGATACGCCTTAAGATAGCGTTGGCGAAGTGTGGCGTCGTCCCACACTCCAGCCTCAATCATAGCCTGTTTCCGCTCTGGTGTCACGTATATTTCGCGCTTTGTGCTCACGGGCGCGTGTTCCCGTGTATTTCCGGTCGGTGGACCGCGCCTTTTTGGCTTCGGAGCTGGGCTTGTTTCGCCCAACGCCTCTGCCACTCGGGCCGTCAACTCTTCCCAATACTCGCGCGTCGCAGGGTTGTAGCCCTCCTGCACGATTTCGTGGTCGATTGCCTTCGTCAGCGCGCTGTCACGGTCGCGGCCCGATGGGTCGTACCATGAGTTGGCCTGCATCCACTCCTTGGCGTAGTTCACAACGGCAGGGTCGACCTGCGGCGTTGTGCTCTGCTTGCGCGCCTCCTCAAACTGGTAACGTGCCTGCTGCAACTGGTTCGTCTCAGCCATCGCCTGATCGCGGATACGCATTGCCGCAACGACGTCATCGCCATTGCCAGCCTCAGTCGCCTTGGCGATGAAGTGCTCTGCCTGTTGGACATCGCGCTGCGCCTTCGCCAAACGCTCTTCGAGTGTCTGTGCGTTGCTGTTCAGTGCGTGCCCCTCAACGGACGCAAGACGGCGAAGCATTTCCGCGTTCTGCTGTTCGAGAAGGCGGATTTTCTCCTCCGCAGTCTCCTTGGCGCGGCGATGGATGTCGCGGCGGCGCTGACGGCGACGGTTACGGCCGGTGCGGATTTCCTCCTCACTCTCCTCATCGCTCTCGGCTAGACGCTCGTCCTCCTCGTCGTCCTCTTCGGACGTGTCGGCCTCGGTCTTGCTATCCTGTTCTTCCTCCTCGGGCGGGGTCTCAACAGGGATTAACTCGTCGTCTTCTTTGATGGTATTGTCAGTCATAAACCGGCTCCCTTCTGTGTAGCCTTATCGATCATATGAAGGCTTTGATGGTCAGCGGATCGCCGGTCACCTTGCCCACAAGATCGAGGTCGTTAAAAATTACCAGTAGCGCTTCATCTTCGCCATCGGTCGTCTTGACGGTCCAGCGGTCGCCGCCGTACTTTGGCACGCGCACGAAGTCGCCCGGCTTACACCAGCTTCCTTCAGGCCACGGGTCCATTGTTGTACGGTTTTTGAACGCAAGTTCACCCACCAAGATCACCTTCGCAATCTGGGTGTTCCACGCGTCCGTCTCGCGTGTCTCGGAGGTCAGGATGATCCCGCCCTTTGTCTTCGACTTCGGCGTGCGGATCTGCACCAGTACGCGGCTGCCAAACGGGTGTATGCCCGGATCACAAGGCGGGAATGCCTCGTCCACGCTGGCGTAACCGAAGTCTACTTTATTCGCTAATTCTTGCATGTGCGCTCCTTTATAAAAACCTGTCTTTAGTCTCCCTCTCGGCGACCATGTCGATGAGAGTTCGTTTCGCGTGCTCAAGCCCCGCGTACATGCCGACAGCCCGACCGTAGTCGAACGTCTCTCTGCCCGAGGGGTGCTCCAGCGCTTCCCGTGCAAGCCTTGCCTGCTCAGTCTCCAAGCGCTGGAGCAGCATTTCTATTTTCATGCTGGTGTCTTTTTACTACCAGTTACTGCGACCTTCGGGTCCATGCCCATTTTCATGAGCTTGTGCATGTTGGTGTTCTCGGCCGTCATGCTACCCTTGGCCTTGCCTTTGCTTAATGCTGCGTCGTTCTTCATGTCGCTTCCTTCCTATGGTTGCGGGTTTATCCCAGTGCCGGTTGACACTGCGAAGTTCTCGCCGCTTAGGATTTCGGCCTGAGCCAATGCCATCGCGGTCTGATTGTCTTGCTGGTTCATGGCCATGCGGGCCTGCAGCTCGGCGGCCGTCCGTGCGTCTTCGGACTGCTGCTTTTGCTGCTCGATGGCGACCTTGGCCTGCAGCTCTGCGGCGTCCATCTGGGCGTCTATCTGCATCTTCTGGGCGTCCATCTGCATGCGCTGCGCCTCGGTTTGCGCATCCATCTGCATGCGCTGCGCGTCGGCCTGTTGCTCGGCCTGCAGTTTCTGCTGATCGAGCTGCAGCTTCTGGCCTTCCAACGCCAGACGCGGGTCTTGCATTGGCTGTTGCTGGAATTGCTGCAT